CGCCGCCCGACACACTCAAGCCGGTGAGCGCGATCGAGCGGAACCCGGTAACTAGGCACGCGTCAAGGACGCTGATCAGCGAGCCGGCGGCGTTGTTCAAGACCGGTGCGCCGACCTCGGCCGAGTGGAAATAGACGACTTCGTTGGCAGCCATGGTGTCCTCAAGACGTTGAAATCAGACGTTGATGTCGCCGCGCACGGCAAGGGTCAGGTAGTCGGCACTGGCGCTGGGTGCACTGGGCAACACGGAGCGGCAGACCCACGCCGGGAAGTTGGCGCCCGTGGTGTTGAACCGCACCACGTTGCCTGCAGACCATCCCAGGCCCCAACCCATGTCCGACAGCGTCCAGTAGGGCTGGCCCGTCGCGGGGTTGACCGGGGCACACACGCTGTTGATGCTGCCCGTGGTGATCTGGCCAAGCGCCTCGCTGACCACGCGGAAGGTGCTGGCCGTGGTGAAGATGAGGGCCCAGCGGTCGGTCGTCGCGCCGCGGTTGTTCACGACGATCGGCGCAGCCACCTGGTCGTACTGGGCCGAGATTGCCGCACCGATCCGCGTGTCCGACCACACGTCGGCCCATGTCGACTGGCTGAAGTCGTCGCCCACAGTGGCCTGCAGATCGCCCAGGCCCAGCGTGCTGCTCACCTTGCTACCGGCCGGAAACGCCCGTGTCAGCGTGCGGTTGAACGTGATGCGGTTCAACGTTGCCTGCGGCGCGGAAGGCGTGACGATGTTGCTGCTGGTACCACGGGAAACGAGGGTCACAGGGCTGTGGCTAGCGATGAGGGCTGAGGCACCGTTGCCCAAGCTGACGTAGGCCGTTCCGGCCGCCAGGTCAAGTTGGAACACGCTTGCCGTATAGCCGCCCCCGATGTCGGTCCTGATCGTCGTGATGTCCTGCCCGGTCTTGCTGTAGACCTTGATCTCCCCAACGTTGGGCCGGCCGCAGTACATGACCAACCCGCTGGACAGCACGAACGGGTCCGTCGTCAACGAGCCGCCCGAGTAGGACGACACCCCGCCGCGCACCTCGGGGTAGCCGATGCGCGAGATGCCCACCACCTCTTCAATCCGGTGGCGGGCGCGCACAGGCTGCGACCAGCCGGTGACGTTGACCACGCTCACGATCCCCGTTGCCAAGTTCACCGTGAAGCCGCTGGTGATCTCTGCGTTGTCGTTGCCAAACATCCGCACGCTGGCCAGCGCGGTGCGCCCGCAGTTGATCGTGCCGCCTGCCGTGGCCACGGCGGGTGTCGTTTCGTCGGTGTGGTGCACCACGGCCGTCTGGCCGCCACGGAACGCACATGCCCGGCCAGCCGGCAGTACTTTGGACGGGTCGATGCCGATCTGCGTGCTGCTGCCCGGCGTGGCGCCCACGGTGGCCTGCACCGGCACCACCGGCACCAGCAGCGTGTCGGCGTCGCAGTACATCGCGCCTGCCGCCAGCGTGCCGGTCACCGGGCGGGTGCTGGCCAGCCACGGCGCCTGCGAAGACGGGGCGCCCAGCCGTGCCTGCGTGCTGTAGGGCGACGAGGGCCGGTCGCCCGCAAAGGTCACTGTGAACGTGCCCGTCGGCGACTCGACCGCCGAGACGATCAGCACCGGCTGACTGAACACACCAGAAGCCGTCTCGCTGTAGATCACGCTGCCCGGCTGGATCGGCAGCCCACCGGTGGCCACGAGGGTGGTGGAGCCCGCGCCCCAGGTCAACGTGCCGCCCGTGATCAAGACCGGCTCCCAGTGCTCGCGCTGCAACCGCTCCACGGCCGCGCTGCGCGTCTCGCCCACGCCGGCCGCGCCCAGCAGGAACGCGCCAACGTTGGCGTCTGCGGGCATCACGTCTAGCAGCAACTGGGCGCCCAGCAGCACGTCGGTGTTGTTGGCCAACACCGCCGGGTACACCTGGCGCATCGACAGCCGGCCCCAGGCGCGGTCCACCGCGCTGACGTCGGGGAACACGTTGTTGTCCACGCCATCGGCCAGGGCCGTACTGGACATCGCACCACCGCCGTCCGAGCGGTCCGTCATGCGAAGGCTGGCCAGCAGCCGAATATCGGTGGAGAGGATCGTCATACGGTCATCAGCCTGAGAGTGAGGGTGTAGTCGTCGTCGACCTGCACGTCGGCGTAGGGCATGAGCGGTGCCGCGTCCACGGCGCCATCCTGGTGGCGCATCAGCACCGATCGGGCAACGCCGCGGTAAACCAGCGTCAGAGACAAGCCAGGGGTGGCAGACCAGGCTTGCAGCTGGTCGATCAAAGCGCGCGATACCCAGCCAGATGCCTTGCCGTCCGATGCGAGCGTGATGGGCCGCCCAGCGGAGGCCACCCCCAGCTGCACGATCAGCGCACCGGTGATCGACCGATCGACCTGCTGGCTGACCTGACGCCAGGAGAGTTCGTCCACCCACTGCAGATCGTCAGGGAGGGTCAGCACCGTGGTGCCGTCAGAGAGTGTGGCCATCAGATCGACCTCGATGCGGCGGTTTGCAGGCTGGCCAGCAGCGACTCAAGGCCCGACGCTTCCGCCTCGTTCGCCACTGTGAACGTGGTGCTCCGGCCACCAAATTGCAGAGTGATCACCCGGCCCTGGCCACTGACTGCCGGCGTGGGCGTGGTGTAAGAAGGGGTGGCATCGGTGGCGGTGGTGCTGGCGTTGCCGGAGCTGGCCGAGCCCGCGCTGAACGACGACGACGGGCTGGCCGAGGTGCCGGCTTTGCGCTTCCAGTAGCCGCCCTGCACCGCCAGGCTTGGGTACTCTGCGGCGGCCGCCGCCACGTTGGGCCGCGCTTCATTCACGAATTCCCAATTGCCGCTGTTGTCGGGCGGCTGCAGCTGGCCGCCAGCCACCACGCGCTGACCCGCGGTGTTCTTCGCAAACCCCTCGGAGTCGTAGCGGCCCGACTTCGCGTCGAACAGGCTGTCGGCCGACGAGGATGAATGCGTGAATCCACCGAGACCACCGCTAGCGCCGGGCCCGTAGGCAGCACTGTCGCGCAACAGCTTCTGGTACCGCTCCTGATCGTTGAAGACCTTTGCGAACTGGTCACCCAAGGCCTTTGCCTTCGTCGCCAAGGTGTCCAGCACCTGCGCCTGGTCAGCGCCGAACAGCTTGCCCGAGGCATTCGCACGCTCGATCACCTGACGCACCAGGTCGAGCTCTTCCTTGGTCTTGGCCGCCTCAATCTGCTTGTCCAGCGCTTGAGCCAGTTGCGGCGATGCCTTGCTTGCCTCAACACCAGACCGCACGATCTCTTTCACCAGGTCATCGATGGCAGTGGTGCCCTTCTTGAAGCCATCTTCCATGCCACTGGTGAGCAGCCCTACATCCACGCCTGCCCGGCGCGCGGCCTCGCCAAGACTCTGAATTCCAGGCGTCGCGTCCTCGGTCTGCCTCTTGAGTTCTTTGGCCTTATCCGTCGCCAGCTGCAGCGCACCAGACACCTCGGCACCGGTGATCACGCCCGCCTTTCCCAAGCTCTGGATACGGCCCGTGATGGCGTCGATCTCGGCCTGGTTCTTGGCGCCGTCGATCATCTTGGCCAGCGCCTCGCCAACCACGGTGCCGGTGTCAACGCCTGCTGCCTTCAGCTCCGGCAACGTCTTCACCAGCGTGGCCAGTTCTTCCTGGGCCTTCGTGAAGCTGGCGCTGACCTTGGCGCCCGCGCCGTCCAGGTCCACCCCCAGCGACTGCGCAGCCTGGCGGCCCACTTCCACCAGGCTCTGTCGCAGCAAGCCGGCAGCGCGATCCGCGGCCGTCAGCGCCTTGCTGTTGCTCTCGCCGGCCGCCGCGAGCTGCTCGGCCAGTCTGCGGCTGGACTGTTCAGCCTCACCAAAGGCCCGGGTGATCTGCTGGCGGAACGCCTCCAACTCAGCGCCTCCCAGCTTGTCGATGGCCTGGGGCAAGGTCTTGACGAACAAGTCGGTCGCCTGCTGACCGGACATGGCCACCTTGGCCATGGCGGCGGCCTGCTGCTGAGCGCTGGCCACAAAGGCTGGCGTCACCTGCGCCATCGTGGCGGCCAGGGTACCCAATGCGCTCGATGCGGACTCCGCAGCCTTGGCGGTGCCCTGCAAGCCCGCCGACCCCACCGCGCCGGCCTGGGCTACCGATGCGCCTGCAGCCCCTGCAGCAGCACCCATGCCGCCGATGGCGCTGGCCCCGGCTCCGGCGCCCGCTGCTACCAGTGCGCCGGCGCGCTGGCCAGCATCGCCCATGCGTTGCGCTTCCTGCGCGGCAACAGCTGCAGCGGCGCGCACCACCTCGGGCGACTTCTCGGCCTCGCGGTACATGTCGCTGAAGATCTCGCGCATGCGTACCGCGCGCTGCTCGTAGCGCTGAAAGGCAGCCTCAATCGTGTCGCTGGTGAAGATGGCCTTGACTGCCTCAAAGGCAAACTGCAGGCCGTTCACAACCTCCTCGAAGAACTGCACCATGCCCACGCCGAGCTTGCGCGCGAGCGAGGAGTTCTCGGTCAGCATCTCACCGATCTGGTAGCCAACCTCGAAGCCGGTGACCGCGATCGCAATGTTCACGATGCGCGGGATCTTCTCGATGGACGTTCCGAGCAGCGTCATCACGCCAGCGGTAGCGGCGCCTTGCACCGCCAGGGCCCGCAGGGCGGCCACGCCCTCTACGGCCAGTGCAGCGGTCAGGACAACGCCGGCGCGGGCAGCCACGCCGGCCACCACGTCCAGGTTGTTGGCCAGCTTGTTGATGCCGTCTGCCAGCACACTGCCCTGGCCCATGCTCTGCGACACGCTGCCCACAAACAGCGTGAACTGGGTTCGCAGGTTCTCCAACGCCCGGCCCAGCGTTTGCGGCAGGGTGGCGAACTCCTTGTCCAGCACTCGGGCCTGGCCCTGCAGGGCCTGGATCACCGTAGCGCTGCTGAGTTGCCCCTCCTGTGCCAGCGCGCGCAGTTGACCAACGGTGACCCCCAGGCCCTCTGCCAGCGCACGCGCCAGGCGGGGAGCCTGCTCCATCACGCTGTTGAATTCCTCGCCGCGCAGCACGCCGCTTTGCAGGCCTTGAATCAGCTGGGTCAGCGCAGCGTTTGAACCTTCGGCCGACTCTCCACCCAGCTGGATCGCCTTGTTGATGGTCTCGGTCAGCGCCAGGGCTTGTTGCTGGCTCAGCCCCATCTCCTTGCCGGCCTGAGCGATCCGGGTGAACAGCTTTGCAGTGCCCTCCAGGTTGCTGTTCGTGCGCAGCGCCACATCGGCGATGCCGGCCATGGCGGCGCTGAAGGCTTGGCCGTCGCCGGTCACCAGCTTGACCCGGGCCTGCAGCTCTTGGAAGGCCTGCGCTGTGGCGCCGACATCCTTCACCAGTTCCACCACATTGCCGCCCAACTTGGCAGCCAGGTCAACGGCGGTCAGGTTGCGCAGCTGCGCCACCATGCTGGCCAGCTTGCCGTCGGCCGAGTCCAGCGCGTCCCCTTGGCCTTTGAGCGCCTGGGTGCTGGCTTGGGTGGCTTGGGCGCCAGCTGCGGCTGCGGCGGCCTGGGCGCGCGTGGCTGTCGCCACAGCCTGGTACTTGGCCTGCAAGTTGCCGATCTGGTCGGCCACGGCCTGCGTGTCCTTCTGGACCCGCTGCTGGGCAGCGGCCAGTTCGGTGCTGCTGATGCCAGCTGCAGTGAGCTGAGACCGCAGCGTCTGCAGCGTGGCGCGCTGGGCGGTGTAGGCAGCGTCGGCGTTGCGCGAGGCGGTGCGCGCAGCTTCAAACTCTCTCGCCTGGGCCTTGGTTGGCTCGACGGTGTTGGCCAACTCACGGCCAAGCGCTGTGGCAGTGGTCTTGGCGGCCGTCATGGCCTGGCCAGCCGCTTCAACGGCCAGCTTCTGTTGCCCGAACTGGCTGATCAGGCCCTGCTGCTGGTTCAGCTTTGCCAGCTCGGCGCCCAGCTCGGCCGCCCGGCTGTCAAGCAGGCGGGTCTGCTCACCGGCGCCCGCCAACTCCTTGCCCAGCACCTGGATGTTCTCCAGGCCCTGCGCACCCACCTTCAAAAGGATGCCGACTTCTTTGTTCACCGCGCTGGCCTCGTTTGTACTGGGCGCCACGCGGGCGCTGTGGGGTTGGTCAGGCCGTCACAGCAGCAACGCCGGCCATGCCGCCGCTGCGGCCGTGGCCGGCATGCGGTGTCAGCCCACCTGGGCGCGGTAGTAGGCCGACAGGCCGGCGCCTTTGGTGCTGTCCTTCAGCACCTCGGCCGCAAACTTCAGCTCGCCCAGCTGCGCGCCGATCAGCGCCAGCTCCGAGGCAGGCGGCACCTGCAGACGCCAGATGTCCACGATGAACGGCGAGCCGGACTCCGCCTCGTTCAGGCCCTCGAAGGTGCATTCCATGATGCTGCTGGTGCTGGTGCCGGCCTCCAGCCGGTCGTGGGCGGCGTAGCTGTAGCTCACTGTCAGCGTGGTGGCGTCCACGATGGCGGTGGTGTCCAGGATGTTGATGCCGCCAGGGCTCAGCTCGTAGTCGGTGCCGGCGGCGTAGGTGGGGCCCACAGCCGTCACGGTGGTGCTGGCCACCGTCTGCGACACGCTCACGGTGTAGGTGCCAGCCCCACCCGTGCCGGTGCCCAGCGCCGTGATCGTGGTGCCACCCGTCACACCCGCGCCGCTGATCGTCTGGCCAACGGCCAGCGCCCCCGAGGTCACGGCCGACACCGTCAGCGTGGTGGCCGCAATCGCGCCCGTCACCACCGCGCCACCACCCGTCACCGAGGTGATGGCCGAAGGCGGGTAGGCCAGGCGCACCAGCGTGCCCTTGAAGCTCTTCACCGCTTCGTTGGACACGGTGCCGGCCACAACCGCGGTGGAGCTGCCGGCCACTGCCAGCGCCAGGTTGGCCGAGCTGAAATCGAGAAAGGTCAGCTCGGCATTCATCTGCTTCAGCCGCTGGATCTTCTTCAGCGTGCCACCACCCAGGCGGGTGAAGTCCTGCTGGCGCTGTTCGTCCAGCTCCTGTTTCAGGTTCAGCAGGCTCACGTTGCCCACATGGCGGCGCGCGCCGGTGGTGCCGGCCAGGCGCATGTGCACCTTGCCCACGCCGATAAAGGCTTTGTTCACGAAGGGCATGTCGATTCCTCAGTTGCGTTGATTCAAACGGCGGCGGCTTCTGCGCCGGCCACCACAGGGATGCTGAACATCAGCGGGAAGTAGCTCACCTCGGTGCCGTAGCTGGGGCGCGGGCCGCTCACCCAGTCAAAGCCGCGCTGCACGCCATCGGGCACCCAGCCCTGCAGGGCGTTCACCACCTGCGGCAGCAAGCGGCCAAATTCGCTGGCGTTGTTGCCTGGGCCACGTGCGGCCGAGCGCACCGCCACAGCCACCATCCACAACTGGTTGGTGGTGGTCTGGCGGCGCATGGCGTTGCGGCCGTCCACCTGCAGCGTGTCCAACAGCACCACAGCGGCCGGCAACTGGCGCGGCTGGGTCACGCCCGGGTCGTAGCTGTCGATGCCCAGCACTTCGCGTAGTTCAGGCACCCGGTCCTGCAGCCGCGCCACGATGGCCTCGCCGGGCCAGAGCGCGTTGTCTTGCCACATGGCCATGGCGCTCACAGGTCACCCCGGCTAAACACTTTGCCGGCGCTGGTGAAGGCAGGCAGATCCACTGGTGGCTGCGCTGCGTCAGCGCCGGTGCTGTCCACGCCCAGCGGCAGCACGCCCGTCTGGATGTCGCGCAGCGTCTTGCGCGCCTGGTCAAACCGCGTCTGCACCCATTGCGGCGGCTCCACCTGGTACAGGTAGAAGTGCGCCATGTCGCCAGCCAGGTAGCGCAGGATTTCGGGCGTGGTGGCCAGCGGCAGCTTGTACCGGGCCGACACCGCCGCGGCCACCTCCGCATTCACCCGGTCGCATACCCGCTGCGCCACGGCAAAGTCCACCTCGCCGCTGCGGGGCGTTGCCACGTCGGTCAATGCGATCAGCTCGCGCTCACCGAACTCGTCGACGAGGGCCTGCGGCGTGGCGTACTGGGTGGTCGGCATGGCAAGGTGGGCGGAGGCGCATCAGTGGGGGGCCGGGCGTCCAGCCTTGTCCCTTACAGGTCTCCACCAGAAGGCGATCGCCGCCCGCCTGGCATCCACGACCCTCTCGGCGGGGTGTATTCAGGCCGCGGGGGCGGCCGACTCGACGTCGACCTCGGTCACCACCAGCCAGCCGCCGGGCTTGTCGCCCTCCTCACGGATCTCGTCGGCCTGCTCGGGCGTGAGCTTGTCCAGCGCAATGGTGCGCGGCTCACCGGTGAACTCGTGGCCACCGCGCCAGAAGCTGCCGGTGGGGCTCTTGTGCGCCACGCGCAAACCCTTTTCAGCAGGGCCGGCAGTGGCGGGGGTGGGCTTCTTCGTTGCCATTTGGTGGTGCTCCTGGTGGTGGTGAGGTTCAGCCGTTCAGCAGCGCATCAGGCCAGCCACGGGCAGACGATCACCTTGGCGGTGCCGTACATCGTGTTGTCCTGGCCGTTGGCCAGGCGCTGGGCGGCCACGATGTCCTGCGCCTGCTTCTCCAGGCTGGGGTGCACCAGCAGCGTCTCGGGCGTGATGTTCAACACCTTGCCGCCGTTGCCCTTGATGCTGAGCATGGCGGCGCGGGCTGCGGCGTAGGCCGTGATGTCCAGCGTCTGCTTGCTCATGTAGGCCAGCTGCCAGAGGCCGTAGCCCACGTTCAGGCGCGCGTCCACCCCGTAGCGGTACTCGTTGCGCATGAACACGCCTTCATCGTCCAGGCTGGTCATGCCCTGGAAGTTGTAGGCGCGCCGCACCTGCTTGATGAAGGGTTTGATGGGCCGGCTGGTGCACAGCAGGTACCAGGGCGCGCCAGAGCCGCCGCCGTAGTTGCTCACCAGCGTGGTGCTGCCGTCGGCGGCCGTCACCGGGTGGCTGGTGTCAAAGAAGTTCTGACCGTCGTAGCACTTCTGGCTGGCGCCATTCAGAGCCAGGCCCTGGAACACCAGCTCATCGGGGTGGGTCTTGGCCTCCATGCCCAGCTGCTGGATCATGGGGTTGTACAGGCCGTACTTGTCGTCCTCGATGTGCTCGCGCTTCACACCAATGGTGTTCTCGAACGTCTTGTTCTTGATGGTGAAGTCGTGCGCGGCCAGGTTCTGGATCTGGCGGTCGCCCAGCCACTCGCGGAAGCGGGGCATGGTGCCCAGCCAGGCGTAGTGCTCTTCAGAGCCCGTGCTGGGGACCGTGGTGGCCACGAGGTCGGACAGTGAGGCGGCCTGCTGCCAGGCGCCGTTGAACACCAGCTGGTAGCCCCGGAAGAGGTCCATCATGTTGGCGCGGTTGATGATCATGGTCGGGGCTCCTGGTGTTTCGGGTGTGTTGGGGGTGGCGGCTGTTGGGGCTGGCTCAGAACTCGACCCAGACGCCCGAGGCGTCCACGTCGCGCACCGTGCCGGCGGCCGAGCGGGTGCCGGTGCCGTTGGTCAGCGCCACCGTCTGGTCATCGACCACGTAGCAGGTAGCGCCCACATTGGCCAGCGCGATCAGGTCACCGGCCGTGCTGTTGGCAAAGCGCCAGATGCCGCGCTCCACCGGCACCTGGATGGCGCCTGCGGCGCCGCTGGTGTTGTCGGCCTGGTCCTGCGCCACACCCACGGTTTTGAGCGTGGTGCTGGTGATGCCCTTGGTGGCATTGCCGGCCGCGTTGATGCAGACGATGGAGCCCGCAAAGATCTTGGATGCGGCTTCCACCGGGAATGAAAACTGGTGGCCAGGGCGCCGGGGCGTCAAGCGGTCGGTGGCGAGTGCAGTCATGTGCGGGCTCCGTTGTGATCAGGTGATGGGTGCACCGCTCAGGCGGCGGTCTTGGTGGCCGCCAGGTGCGCCAGGTAGTCCTTGGCGCTGATGCCCAGCTGCGCGGCAATCTTGGTTTGCTGGGCGGTCAGCGCCTCGGTGCCGCCACCACCGCCGCCCTCGTGCTGCTGGCCACCCGCGTTCTGGCCGGCCAGGCCCTCGATCACCGGCGCGGCCGCCAGCACCGCAGTCAGCATCGCGCGGTCCTTGCGGCCGATGCCCAGGTACACGTCGCGTTGCGCCACGGTGAGCTTGCCGGCCTTGATGGCGGCATCCACATCGGCCACCACGGCGCTCTCGGTCAGCTGGGCCGTCAGCGTGGACACCTGGCCCTGCAGCGATGCCACCAGGGCCACGGTATCGGCGGTGCCGCCCTTCAGTGTGGTAACGGCAGCGAGCGCAGCCTGTTCGTCGGCACCGGCGGACAGGCCCAGTGCGGCCGTGAGGGCGGCGGGCACCGCCGGCTTGGCGCCAGCGGCCTTGGCGGTGGCGCTCAGCGCCGAGACGGCGGCCAGGGCATCGGCTTCGGTGGTGGTGGCCGGCAGGCCGATGGCGGTGAGCAGCGAGGCGAGCAGTGCGGACATGGTGGGCTCCGGGGTGGCGGTGGCGGTGGTGGTGGCCAGCTGGGCGTTGAGCTGCGCCACGGCAGCGTCCATGCCCAACAGGCCGGGGTGATTGGTGAGGGCGGCCAGCGCCACCTCGGTGATGGCGCCCGAGTCGTCGTAGTGGATGACCGGGCTGATGAACCGGTACTCCTCCGCGTCGATCGCAGCCTTGGCCTTGGCCGTCCAGCGGACGTCGGCGTACAGGCCTTTGCCTGGCTGCCAGGTGGCAGCACCAATCCAACCGGCGGCTGGCGCTGGCTGGCCATTGGCGGCCGCGTGCAGGGTCTGGTGCTCGTAGTCGATCACCACGGGCGTCTGCGCCGCCACGGCGCTGAGCGCTGCAGCCAGGGCCTGGCCCTGCGCGTCGGACACCTTCCACGTCTTGCCTGGGCCGGGGCGGCCGTCTCGGGCGGCAAACTCACCGGCCGGCAGCAGCTGCGCCTGGCCGCCGTTGGTGGACAACGGCAGCGAGGCGGCGAGCAGGGCGGTGAAGAAGCGCATGCCGCCACTGTGCGTGGCGGGGCGCTGGCGGTACAGCTAAGCCGGATTAGGAATGCGCACCGGCCTAGAACAATCCCGCCGGCTCTTGGCTGCGGGCCCAGCTGTAGATAATCAGCTCTTGGCGCTCGACGCGGTGGGCACCACCACCGTTGGTGTAGTCGATCGACAGGGTCTCGAACTCGAAGTCAGCGAAGCAGCGCCGAATGTCCGGGTGGTCGTTGATGCTCAAGATGGCCTTGCCCTTGAGGCCAGCGAGCTTGAGCGCCATCGCCTCGTACTGGGCGAACGGGAAAGGCACCCCGTAGCCCTCAGTTTGCCAGTACGGTGGGTCGAGATAGAAGAGCGTGTGCGGCCGGTCGTAGCGGTCAATGCAAACCTGCCAGTCCAGATGCTCGATGTACGCACCGGCCAGGCGCAGGTGGGCGGTGCTCAGGTTCTCTTCGATGCGCAGCAGGTTGATGGGCGGCGCGGTGGTGGCAGTGCCCCAGCTCTGGCCGGCCACCTTGCCTCCGAATGCCTGCTGCTGCAGGTAGAAGAATCTGGCCGCGCGCTGCACATCGGTGAGCGTCTCGGGCGGCGTGTCCTGCAGCCACTTGAACACCTCGCGGCTGGAGATCGCCCACTTGAATTGCCTGACGAACTCCTCGAGGTGGTGCTTGACGACGCGGTAGAGGTTGACCAGGTCGCCGTTCACGTCGTTGATCACCTCCACATCGGCTGGCGGCCGCAGAAAGAAGAGCGCGGCGCCGCCGGCAAAGACCTCGACGTAGCAGCTGTGCTTCGGGAAGCGCTGGAGCAGGGTATCTGCCAGCCGGCGCTTACCCCCGATCCACGGGATGATTGGTTGAGCCATAGCGATTTCAGTCCGTACCATGCCCATGCCTCCCGGGAGGTGGCGGGGCCTTGGCCTGATCGCAGCTACCACTGCGGGAGGGTGACCCGAGCCGGTGTTGACGCACTGACTCGGGTAGCCCCGTTCTATCGTGTTCTATGCGGAAGCTGCCGTAGCAGGCGACCGGTTGCGGCTTGTCGTCTGGCCAAAGTAGTAGCCCACCAGGCCGCCCACGATGGACCCGCAGATCATTCCGGCGATGCCGGCCCGAGCGTCGGCCGACCAGGTCGCGGTGCCGATCGAGCCGATCAAAGACAGCACGATGATGTAGACCAGCGGCAGCAGCAGCGCGCCCACCACGAACGAGGGGCTGCGCAGGATGGCCCACCAGGGCTCGCCCTTCAGCTCACCGATTGCGGCCAGGTCAGCCGCCCGGGCACCAGCAATGCCACCACCACCCGCCTCGGCAATGTCCAGCCAGATGGCCTGTACGGCGTCGCGCACTTGGCGCGGGGCGTTGGGATCGGTGGCGATCTTCTCGATCAGCTCCTGCTCGTTGGTGGCGCCAGTGGCTGCCTTGGCGGCTTGCACCACCAACTCGGCTGCCTTGGCGTTGCGCTCGGCCATCTGCGAGCCGCCGCCGAAGGTCTTGATGAGGGCGGGCACCACGGTGCCCACGGCATCCACCGCGGCGGACAAGAATGGCAATAGTGGCAGTGGCATAGCAGCAGGCTCCTCGGATGTGGCGAGCGGCGCAGCGGCCGCGTCAGGGGTGGGCTGGGGCGCAGGCGAAGCAGGCGGATCGGCTACCGGGGCAGCGGTCGGCGCGTCGTCGTTGAAGGTGGCCTGGCCAGCGGCCGAGTCCACCAGCGTGCCGCCCCACTGGCGGGAGGTGGC